CTTGGGGGGCCCCTAGGACACCAGCGGTGGTGTTCTCTATAACCGCAAGTAGATCGCAGTGCAATCTACTTTAGATATCTACTTGTTTCATACGAAAGGTACACACAATGTCCGATTTCCAACCACGACTTCGAAGTCTATCAGTTCCCAATAATCTTGGGACGATCAAGCTCGGAGGTGAGTTTACTCACAAACGAATTTGGTCACCTGATTCGACTTACACAATATGTACGCCGGCTCTTGAAGAGTATGGTACGGGTTCACCTTACGAGATGAACCCTCAATACTATAATCCTTCACCTGCGTACCGCATCATAAGAGGCTGCTTGGATGAAGTTCATCCTGGCCCCCCATATGCTGCTGGCGGATTACTCCGCATAATGAGGTGTGAGTTGGGTTATGACCCTTCTAGGGTCTTTGGAAAATCTGCAAGACAGAGCATCAATAATACCGACGGTTTTGTCCGTGGGTCTGAGTCTGTCTTGGACGCCGGTTTTTCGGCACCGAGCGCTGAGAATTTATGGGACATGGGTGATTTGTTTACAAATCCCTTTGGCACATCTCTTCTCGGAGCTCAATATTTTCCTAGCCTCTCGGCATGGGGTGAACGGGCTTGGTCTTTGATGAAGCCCAAGTTAGATCAGATGAATGGTTTCGAAGCTCTTTATGAGTCTCGGGACCTTTCCCATATGTTGAAAACCTCCTTGGGTGCTATCACGGGTGTGGCTAAGGGTTTAAATGTCCTTAAACAGGACTCTAAATACCTGGCCGACGCGTGGCGCAAAACCATTGGAGTCAATTCTCAACGTTCATTGGGATGGCAAATGTTGCCCAAAAAGGCAGCAAACCATTTTCTGAATCACCAGTTTGGCTGGCGGCCGTTTATCAGTGATCTCACTAGTATTTCTAATATTTGTGAGAACACTCGAGCGCTTATCGATGAGCTTTCTAATCGAAATGGCGTTCCGATGAAACGGCGTGTTCACCTTAATCGCGAACATTTCTCAGGACGTGTCTATCGCAGTGTACAGGGAAATGTTTCCCCGTGCTACCCGGTAGCCATTCCTTGGAAATACCTTAACGGAGAAGTCGTCGTTGAGATATGGGACGAATGGTCGTCCGATATCTACGCGACGGGATCTTTTTCGTTTTGGCGCCCAGAATTCGACAGAGCCGCATTGGATTATCATACAATGTGGAAGGCGATACGTCGTTACTTAACTGTATACGGCGTTCGTATTAATCCGTCGACTATCTGGAGTGTGTTACCCTGGGCATGGCTCGTTTCATGGGTCACGAATATAGGTAAGCATGTGCAAACCTTGACGGATACCATGTTCGATTCCATAACCGCGTCGAATTTCTACGTTATGAGGAAGTATGACTATACAAGGACGGTGAAAGTTCTTCATCCGTTCATTGATGGTCAATTGCTCCTCGAGTTTCCACGTCACGTGAAAACTAAACAAAGAGATCCGGCGTCCAGTTCGTATGGATTTAGCCTGACGGACGACATGTTGTCGCCCCGTCAATTAGCAATCGTCGGAGCTATCGGCGTTACTCGTCAGAGGCGCCGGTAACCGATCACCGCCTTGTGGTCTTGGATAAGTTGTACACATGGGAAATGTGCGACCTACCACTTGGTAAAACAACCCCTATAACTTTAAGAGGTCAACCACTTTGTTTAGTGATCCACAAACTATTACTGTTAATGCGGTCGCGCAAGTCTGCCCGAGGGTGGAGACCAACGGAAAGGTGTCAATCTATCAAAAGAATGACTTAACCTTTACGTTAAAGATCTCTCACCAACCTCAAGGGAACCAAAGGGTTCGCTCGATGGTTCGAGTTGACCAGCGATCTGTTGTCCCCGACCCGTTGACAAGCGTCAACGATTACGAGACACTATCAGCCTATTTAGTCATCGATCGACCCCTCGCGGGGTTTTCGATGGCTCAGGTTGAGCAACTCGTGGCGGGTCTTAAGACCTTCCTCGATACCACAGCTGTGGACAAGTTATATGGTCAGGAGTCGTAAGACTCTATGCGGAACAGGGGAGGAATCCCTTTAATCCGCGGCCAACTTGTTTTGGTACGGGGGGGTTAATCCCTCCCCTTACCTTTACTTGCTGTGTTGTAAGTATAGTCTGTGCTTGCTAGCTTGCTAGTAGGCCACTCTACAACTCTGGTTCTATCGTTGACCCCTCTATAGGAGAGACGACGTGAAAAGAGACGTAAGTGACTATCTAAAGTTGATGACTGCAGTCTATAGAGACGCGGTCGTCATGTGTTCCGCTGATGTTACCTGTGAAAAACGTGATTTACAAACTATCAAATCACGTGTCAAAACTCAAGGGTTGTCGTTTTTGACAATAACCCTTCCGCGTTTTGCTAGAGACTTCGAAAGAAGCCTGGCAAATGGGCGGATAGACTCAACACTCTTCGAAGGCTTTCGCCGGGTGAAGAGGGGGTCAATTCCTGCATTCTTGCAAGGTATGACCAGTCTGATTTTTGACTTGGTAACAGGAGAGTTATTCAATGATGAACACTTCCCCCAAACGGGAGCTTCGAGCTTCTCTTCCGTTGTTGACGCAGTCCGACAAATTTGTCGGTTCTTCGGCAAAACGGAATTCGTCTGTGCTCCTAAACGAGTACTGGCGGCGCTCGAATCGTTCGTTACGATTGAGCGGTCTTTTAGTGATTTCACGCTTTCTGACTCAGAGACGTCCGAATTTTTGGTCGTTTCTGATCTGTTGTGGCATAATGCTATTGCTGGATTTAAATCTAGCGACGCAAATCCTCAACATGGTCCGGGAGCTACTGCTGACGGTGTCTCTGGTAATCAGAAATATCGTTGGTTGAGTTGGTATGATCGTCTTGAGCCGTACTTCTCTCTCTTTGGACATGGTTATCCGTTGGCTGCTGGAGAAATCCGGTCGTTTAATGGTTCCCTTTTCCGTAGACGGGAGGCTCAGATAGTAACGATCGTGCCTGAGGATCAAGAACTTCCTGTAAAGGTTGTTACTGTTCCTAAAACACTAAAGGCCCCCCGCATCATAGCTATTGAGCCATGTTGTGTGCAATATGCACAGCAGGGAATCCGAGACTTCCTGTACAGGAAGATTGAAGATTACTGGTTAACTCGTGGTCACATTAATTTTCGTGACCAAGGTGTTAATCAGTCTCAGGCCTTGGTGTCGTCGTCGACAGGCCTGGCGGCAACGCTGGACCTTTCTGATGCGAGTGACAGAGTTCCACTCACACTTGCTTTAGATATGTTTAGATCGAACCCTGAATTAAGGGAGGCGATCTTTGCATGTCGTTCGAATAGTGCAAGAATGCCGTCGGGTGAGATTATCTCGCCCTTGCGGAAATTTGCATCTATGGGTAGCGCTCTCTGCTTTCCAATCGAGGCCATGTACTTTTACACTATTTGTGTATTGGCCCTTTTGAATGACAGAAAACTCTCCTACACAGCCCGTAACGTCTTTGATGTTACTAGGGATGTGTACGTGTATGGTGACGACATTGTTGTCCCCACCACGAAAGCGGATGCTGTTCTCGAATACCTGCATAAGTACAATTGCAAGGTAAACGTTCATAAGTCCTTCTGGACCGGGAGGTTCAGAGAATCTTGTGGCGTCGATGCTTACGCGGGAGAGCCGGTTACACCGGTATACTTCCGTCATGAGCTTCCTGAGAACAGGCAACAATCTTCTCTACTCATATCTGCTGTCAGTACAGCCAATCAACTCTATTTAAAAGGGTTTTGGCGGTCTGCAGACTTTCTATATAAATATATAGAAGGTGTCATAGGGTCTTTACCCTATGTGAGACATGATAGTGAAGCGTTGGGACGTATCTCTTACTTGGGTTTTCGATCCGCCGGAAGGTGGAATTCGAAATTGCAGCGCCTGGAAGTCCGGGCCCTGGTACCAAGCCCCGTGTATCGCACTGATGTGCTGGGGGGATACGCAGCTTTGAGTAAGTGCTTAAAACGGCTTGAGGGATTTTCGAATCCCGTTTTACCGTTTATGTGTGAGGTATGTGGAACAACTCGTTTTCCGCAAGGAGACCGAGCCACCGTGACGGGTTGTAACTGTCATTCCACAGAAGACGGCTTAGAGTTCGCTTTTAAACATGATCTAGATTACTATCTAGACATGATTGAGCGAATCACCGTATCGGCACGAGACCACTTGAAGCGGTCTGCACTGCACGGCGCAGTCACACTAAAACGTCGTTGGGCTATGGCCTGAAGGCCATAAGGGGCTCCTCGCCCCATCAGGAGGTACAGCATTGAAGCTCCCCGGATCCTATTCGCG